ACATCGGACTATCCGTTGGCCTAACTGCGCTGGCTGTTTCATCTTTTTATTTAATTGTTTTATGATCAACATCGAACCAAAGGATATAATAACAATCGTAGCCGGTGCGGTATCGCTTTCAGGTCTTTACTATGCGCTAAAAAGAAACGTCGACAAACTAAACATCACAGTGCGCACTATGGACACACATCACAAAAGAGAAATCAGCGCGATACATCATCGCATTGATGAAATCAAAGATGACACGCGTACATCCATTGACAAGCTTGAAGGAAAGATTGATGCTATTCAGAATCAGAACGCGATAATATCCGCAAATCTTGCGGAGCTTACAGGCTACATAAAAGCTAAACAATAATCAATATGGCAAGCAAGTATGTTGAAGTCTACAATGAAATATACAACGGCAATGGCACACTAGGTGACCGTGTGCGTGCAGCTATTGCACGCTACAACATACCGTTATCATACAAGTCATTCCACCGCATGTATCAGGCGTGGCGCAATCACAACTATGGTGCGGGCAAGTTTGTTGAGCATGTTCCCGAAGTCAAGAAATTGGTGCAACCTACCGGGCAGCTTGACAAGTTAAAGTATTCACTGGGTGCATTCGATGAGATAGTGAATGAGTTAAAGCCTGATGTAAACACATTTGACCTGCCCGCTTCGCTTGAGTCGAACTACCAACCGTACAAGCTTCCGACAAATCACAATGACATACTGCTGTTAAGCGATATCCATGTGCCCTATCATAACATACCAGCGTTAACCCTTGCGTTGAAATACGGGCTTGAGAATAACGTAAACACGATACTGCTCAATGGTGACGTTATCGACTTCTACGCTATTAGTCGTTTTGAAAAAGACCCGCGCAAAAGAAACTTCGGTCATGAGGTATTGATGACGCGTCAATTTCTCGGCACACTACGCAAGCTATTTCCGAACGCTGCTATCTATTACAAGTGCGGCAATCATGATGTACGCTATGACCACTACATCATGCGCAATGCACCTGACCTTTTAGGCATGAATGAATTCAGTTTTGAATCGCTCATGCACTTAGATCAATTAAACATCACATTCATTCCGGATAAGCAAATCATACACGCGGGCAACTTGACAATCTTGCACGGTCATGAATTGGGTATGTCTGTATTTAGCCCCGTAAACATCGCGCGTGGTTTGTTCCTGCGTGCAAAGGACAATGCACTGTGCGGTCATCACCATCAGGCAAGCGAACACAGTGAGCCGAACATAAAAGGAAAGCTTACAACTTGCTGGAGCGTAGCCTGCTTGTGCGAGCTGCATCCTGACTACATGCCTATCAACAAACATCATCATGGCTTTGCGCACATTAAGGTGATGGATACAGGTGAGTTTGAGGTAAGCAACTACCGTATTGTAAATGGTAAGATTCGATAATAGAAAAGCCCCCACCGTTGTAGGGGCTAGTCCAATCAATAACATAAAACAATACTACTAAATCACTGCCGCAAATATAGAACATGAAGCGCAAACAACATCCGAAAGTAGTACACCGTAAACTAGGACGTGAGCGTGCGCATGGGCAGTATCTTAACAACGTGATTGAGATTGACCCTACCCTAGCACCTATGCGCTACATGATAGTTCTCATTCACGAATATCTTCACCACATTCAGCCTGAGTGGAGTGAGGAGAAGGTGGATGCGGAGGGCGAGGCACTGGGCAGGTTTCTTTGGAAACAAGGCTTTCGCAAGGTGCAGCAATAATGCGCCCACTGCTAAGGATTAGGAACCTATTCAAAACTTATCTGATATCCCGGCTTCAACTAATTCAGTCGCTAACCATTGGCGCATCTTGCCTACTAACTCGTATTGGTCTTCGGTAAGGTCTTGATACTTTTCAAGGCTGCGCAGATGCTGCCTGACTTCATCAATCATGTCAAAGTATTTCATCCCATTGATAGCGCAATCAAATGCGTGCTGGTCATCGCGTAGATCAAATGTTAGTGTTGCTTTCATCTTGTTCGGTTTTATTTGGTAATCCTGCTTTGCAATCTTTATAGCCTTGATTGTATGAGTCGTGTATGTGGTTCATTTCAATCGTTTGCACGGCGTTTAATAAACCTTCCATCTCTGCCCATGTCATTTGTATGGCTTGACCTTTAAAGCGTCTCTTAAGCGTCATATGCAATCTACGGATTGCTGTTTCTTTTTTCTCTTGTGTCATGATTTACTTGTATGTTTCGTTATACCATTGACTAAACACTTTCTCACAATAGGTGACGGCAAGTGGATTAAAGAAAAGTCCTTTGTCAACTTCATCACGTTGATTGAAGCCGGCAATGTAGCTATCACGAATCTGTTCCCGTTCAACGACCTTAACAGCCATCTTTAATTCTGAAATAGTCACGGCATTCAATGTGCCTTTTTCTATGTGGTTTCTTATTGCATCCACAAGATAATCTACTGCTGTCTCTTTGCTCATTCTGTTTTCGTTTTTGGATTATTCAATTTTAGTATTTCATTCTTCACATGGTGGTAGTATGCCTTGACTGAATAGAACTCACCTGTGCCTTCGAAGTCTTGCATGATTTCACTTGGTGCGTTTACCAGTGCTTCATCTACTGCGTACAGTGCAGCGTTCACTGCTTTGATATGCACGTCAGCTAGGTTGCCTTCCTGCTTGCCATTCTCGATGATGTCAAAATAGTTCGAGTACAGTTGCCATGCCTTTTCCTTTGCTTTCATTGTTTAGTTTATTGATTAGTTCGATAACCTGTTCTTTGTTGTAGTAGTGCTGCATTGAATTGCGCACGTGGTCTTTGAGTTGATCTGTGGTCATGGCTTATCTGCTTTGCTTTTTATCCAAACATTTACAGGCTTCTTATGACCTGATGGATTTTTATATACAGCAAAACCGTAGTGTGCTATCCAACCTTCCTTTTTTAGTTGCTTCATTGCCGCGCCAAATACCCTATACTCACGCGGCTGTGGAAATATAGACGCCTTGTATGCTTCGATGATTTGTTCACTACAAAATGGCTCGTTATTAAATACTATATATCCCCTGCAAAATGTTAATACATGAGAATAGTAATTATCATTTGGTGCTGATACCTGTTCTAAATATTGCTCGCTCATAGTGCTAAGGTATTAAGGTATTCACGCCACATCGGTACACGCTCCTGAAGCTTTGCGATTGCATCGGCATCAAACTCTACAACCTTCTCATGTATGCGCTCCTGCACTGGGATATCATACACCCACTCACTAAGGTCGGTTTCTAGATTTGCATCCGGGTAATCGTTTAGGAATTGCTTCATGTCGTAAATCATCGAACGCTCAATGCCTTGCGCTTTCTTCATGAACGTAGGGTCACTTTGCGCATCAATCAAATTCATGCTGCGTGATAGTCTATACTTCGCGTCATTAATCATATGCAATGGTGCGTTGACTAGGACAAAGCAGAAGGTAGCACGCGGCGCACCTGTTAACCACATGTAGGCTTGGCCTTGCCAAAAGTAATCCTTGCTAAGGTCGTTTGCTTTTGCATCGTGGAAAGTGTAGATGTCCCATGAACTTTTAATATCCGGCACAATCACAACCAAATCCGTTTCATCATCTTTAATAAGCAAATCAGGTGTACCCTTCACAAAGTCATTAGCAAACATCTGCTCATTCTTAAATACAATCTGCTTGCGCTCACGGCGCCACATGTCTATCGCATCATTCTCCACAGCTAGACCTTTCTCGATGTACTTGTTGCTTATCTCTTTGTAACGCTTGTACTTCTGCTGCACATAGACTTCCAGCAGTGCGCTCTTTGTTGTTTCGCTCAAACCTGTTTTGGTTCGTGCATCGGTCATCAACTTACCTAGTTGTGACGCTCTAAATAATACTTGTTCCATTTGCTTTTGTGTTATTGATTTGACTGCTAATGTAGCAGAAGTTCGGGAATCCCGAACAACTGCAACATCTTTTAACATTTACACGCCTTCGGTGAATTGACGCATCTCATCCCCGCGATCAATAAGAAAGTTGCGGCGGTTGTTTAGTTCTTGGTATACCTGTGCAAGCACCTCGCTGCTGCATGCTTTCTGAATGCGTGTGCAGTCCATTAGCGTTTCAGCATTGTTGATTAAGTCTAGCACATAGGCCACATCTTTATCGCCGCCCTGTGGTAACTTACCTTTAAGATTAAATGCCTTGTATAGGTCCGCATTCTTGCGGTTAAGGTCACGGCCAAACAACTTACCAAATGACAGTGCTGCGTTCTTTATGCACTCAGTTTTCAATTTAGGGAATGCAAGGTCTAATGCATTCGGCTTTTTGTTGTCTGCATTCAACGCCCATCGGTTACGCTCTACGTTGTCAAGGTTCTGCGGTGCACGGTCAACCATGATGATAATGGACGCTGCACCCGTACGGCGTATTTCGTAGCCGCTTATCGGATGTATTGCAATAAGGTCAATGCTGCCGACTACTTCATTTGCCATGCGTTCCCACTTAAAGTTCTCTGTGCGCCAATGCCCGAAGAACATTTCATCTAGCGTAGTCTCAACGTGTGAGATGACCAGCGTCTGTGCTTTGAGGTCGGGAGTTTTTTCAATCCCGGCTACATCGGGCGTGGCGTTGAGCATCTGCTGGAACTTCTGCAATGCTTCTAGATTGTCTTTGTGAATACTGTTATTCATGTTATTGATTTTAGATAATAAAGATACGATTTAATAGCGCATTAAGCAATCATTCAACTCTTGACAATAGTTAAGAATTGCAAAAAAGATTGCGGTATAGATTAGATACTTGATGAGTTTGCTTGCTTTCATGTTTTTAAATTTAAGGGTAAATGCGCGTTACAGTCGCGCCCCTGTTTTTTTTATCCTCTAACACCACCGTTGTAACATCTTTTTACTTTGTAGTATGCCGAACCAATTTCTGCTTGTCTTTTTTTTGCTTCGATGCAAGCATCTTTAATGTTTGATGCGACAATATAAATATCAGTTCGTCTACCCATACTATCAATTACATTGTAATAATTTGACTGTTCGTTTTTGTTTGTCATGACTTTTTGTTTTTGTTATTGTTCCACAAATATACTGTGCAATTTCTTGCACTCCGACAATGCAAACTGTTAAAAATTGTTAAAATTTCAAACGGTTACAGATTGTAACCACCTCACGCCCAAGAATAGCTGCCGTAGTTCGGGAACAGTTCGAAGTATACACGCATCATAATTGCGTCTGCATAGTCAGGACTCTTGCCATGCATACGGGCTATCTCATCCTTACTGATCACTGCAAGTTTGCCATCGGCTTCGGGTTGCCTACGGCGTATCATATCCAATTCTTGGATGATAACGTCACGGAACTGATTCACTTTGAAGA